TGGGTGGGTATCACACAGATTATCTATGATGATTTCAGATATCCGGGCAAAGCCCTGTTAGGCTTGAAGGCTCTTGCAACTGATCAGCTCTCCGGCTCAGACCCTCAGCTAACATGTCTGATTTCCCGAGGCCTTGTATGGGTATGGAACCCAGACACCAAGGCTTATGAACAGAAACCTGCCGCAAATCCGGCATGGGCCGCCTATGATATTCTCCACCAGTGTAGGAAGCTGACTTCTGTAGACGGTAAAGATTCTTTCGTGGTGACAGGTATCCCTTATGAGAATATCGACTATTACGCTTTCAATGCGTGGGCCGATATGTGCGATGCCAATAACATTGATTTCAACTACCTGTATGATTCGGCAATGAAACTGTATGACGCATTGCAGTATCCATGCCGTGTCGGTTACGGGGCAATCGTATTGATTGGCACCAAAGTTTCCTGTATCTACGACTGCGCATCCGACCCGGTACAGCTCTTTACGGTAGCCAACATTAAGAAGGACAGTTTCGGTAATGAATACCAGTCCACCGACGACCGGGCCAACTGCATTGAAGTCTCGTTCATGAACAAGGACAAGAACTACGAACGAGACGTACTGGCAGTCTACGCCGATTCCTACAACGAATCGGACACTCCTCAGCAACCCACACAGGTTGAACTCATGGGATGCACGGACGTGAATCAGGCATACAGGTATGGGGCCTACAAGCTCCGCTCGAACAAGTATGAGATAAGGACTGTTTCCTTTGAAGCCTTTGCAGACGCTATTGCTTGTCAGATAGGCGATGTGATACTTGTACAGGAAGATATCATGGATTGGGGCGTTGGCGGAAGAATCGTTGCGATTGACGGCAACGTGGTAACCATCGACCAGCCGGCGGACAACCTGTCTGACGTAACAACGATGCTTATCAGAAGCAATTCCACCGACAAACTGTCCTACTATAATATTTCTTCTGTCGCAGGGAACAAGGTCACGTTGGAAAGTGCGCCTTCTGACGCTGAACCGGGATGCATCTATGCTCTCGGATATAAGGGGCATGAAGCCAAGAAGTTCAGGGTGCTTTCCATCAGCACCGGTCACAGTGATGAGACAAGGACTATCCAGGCTATTGAATACTATCCGGAACTGTACAATTTTGACGTGACTGACTATCCGTCTATTATTAAAACAGAAACAAAGATGGATGCTCCCAAGAATCTTGTACTTACAACAGAAAAGTTTGTAAGTAAAGATTCCGACGCAACTACGCTTGTCCATGCAAACTGGATAAATCCTCACGAATTTAAATACATTCGGCTTGAAATATCAACTGACGGCACAAACTACCATATTGAAAAGACGTTTATCCTTGGCGAAAGTTCCTATTCTTTCTCTGCTCTCCGTGGTCAGAGGTATTATGTCAGAGTTTATGCATTAAACGAATTGGGTATGAAATCTACGTCCATTGAGGGAGATATACTCGCAGGGGGAAATCCGGCTGCATATTATATTCCTTATGTCACTAACCTTACTGCTTATAACAGATACCGTGAACAGGGAGACGGGATTTCAAGATATGACATTGTAGTCAAATGGGGTAAGCCCGACATGGATACGTATCTTGAAGGGCAGGTATGGTTCAAGACAAGCTCTTTGCAGACAGAAAATATGCCTTCTTTGACCAACGGCACGGCTTCTAATGAAATCGGTTTTGATGGTGAATGGCAGTATGCAGGAAGCGGACAGGATAGTGTGGTAATTCCACAGGCGGTAGTCGGTGACACATATCTTATCTGCGTGGTTACAAGAGACATATGGGGGAATGAGACAAATAGAAGCGACTCCCCATCAACAAAACTCCTTGTTGCTATGAAGACAACTGTCCCTAATATGCCGGACAATTTCAAGGTGTCTTTTTCAGACAAGATAACTGCTACATGGGATGAAGTAACTAATGCTGATATTGCATTGTATGAAATTCGTACAAACATGGACCCCGGAGTTAAAGATGAACATTTCCTTGGCTCTACGGTTGGGCTTTCTATGGTTGTCAGCCTTGGGAGCCGGTCAGGGACCCTTTACCTTTACGCACGAAGTGCCCAGGGTAAATACAGCTATCCTGCGGTACTTAATTACAATAAGCCTCTGCCAAAGAAACCGAAAGCGCCTGCGGTTGTGCCCAAGTTGGGCGGCATGGCCATTACAACGGAGGCAATCCCTCCCGACTGCATCGGAGTAAACATCTACATTGATGCAGGAAGCACAGGAGAAAACAAATCGATCCGTTCTGAGAATAACCTCATCAGCTATCTCTGTGACGCAGGAATCTACGAAGTATCTGCAGCGTTTGTAGATATATTCGGGGAAGGGCCAAAGTCAGAAGCCACCACATGCACGGTCAAGGTAGAAATCGACCAATCCATGATAAAAGACGAGACCATCAGTCTGAATAAGGTTGACAAACACTTGCAAGATGTATTTAATACCACGATACCGAATATGCAAGAAGGAATAAGCCAGAATTCAGACAGTATCACGGCGTTAGTCAAAGACGGGGAAGGTTATGCGTCCGCTATTGCACAGAATTCCACAAGCATTACGGCCGTGGTAACGAATCTTAACGCCGAAGACGGGTACAAAAACTACACGGCTTTATCCCAGCTTGATGATGCCATCAATCTTCGTGTCGAAAAGAATGATGTGATTAACCAAATCAACATGACAAGCGAAACCACAACCATTGACGGGAAACATCTCCACGTGACGGGGAATACTTTGTTCGACAAGGACGTCATCGTGTCAGGTATGATTCAAGCTGGGGCGGTAACGGCAGATAAATTATCTGTGGATTCACTCTCTGCTATCACCGCAACCATCGGAACCCTGCGAACGGCAACAAGCGGAGCCCGAATAGAAATTAGCGATAACTTGATTAAGGTCTATGATGCGAATAATGTACTGCGAGTAAGAATGGGAGTATGGAGCGAATGACGCAAAAACAAGGATTACAGGTATTCGATGCGTCTGGCAATCCAGTGGTAGATGTTACAACAGACTTGCCGGCCGTACTCGGAGAAATAAGAACTGGTGGTTCCAACGGATCTGTGAATATAGGAGACATTAGAGGCAGATTATGGTATATTATCAGACCCGCTTTTTCGTCTACCACTAAATATGAATGGGCAGACGATTATTATAATGCCTCAAAAAAAGCCAGCATAAAGATAACTTACGAAAATGGAATTTTAAGTTATACATACGCTACTACTGGACTTGATGCATTAATAATCTACGGGAGGTATTAATGGCAACCAGTTTCTTTGAAGTAACTAACCAAAATGACAGGATACAAATTGATGATACCTACCAGAATTTAGTATTTATAAGAAAGTTTCCCCTTAGTGATTTGTTCCCCGATAATAGTTATAATTGTTCGACGCTATATGTTCCACAAGAAAACGAATTATGCATAGCCGTAGATTACGATAGTGCAAAAGGTGTCGTGCCTTACATAGAACCCTGTATTGACGGTTATAGAATAACTGTAGCAATTAGTTTTCTTAGTTTCGGTGTAGTTTGGTCCCGCTCTGATTCTGGAGGCGAATATATCAAAGATGTAGTAAAAAATATCTATGTTTATACGTTTGGTAAAGACGCTTTAACATCAGTAGGAACATGTGGATTGGAAGTAAGAAACAGTGAAGGCAGAATAATATTTTCTTCTAATAAAAAATATTTAAAGCCATTATCCTTGCTTACTAAAGGCGGGACGTACGAAATAACGGATAGTAGCAAAAAACTGGCAATAAGTTACTTTGGTCAGTATTTGTGCCATCTTAAAGTAAATGTTCCCGGTATTGGAGCGCTTCCTACATATGACTGCTTAATTGCCCTCCCGAATGCTTATAGTACCCCAACAACAATTGTTATAGCGCCTGTATATAAAATTTGGGGGACAGGGGCAAGTGGCAATGATGTCTTTTATGACAATTTTGCCGCAATGGTAATAGATGTTACTAATCTATAACCTGAAAGGAGCTAAACAATGAGAAAAACCACATATCAAGTCCCGGAACTAAGGGACGAAAACGACAACATTATACAGGAGGGGACGTTTGGGAAAAAGTCGGCTTTTGTC